GCTGGTTAGCCGTTCGACGGGTGGTTCTCGATGAAGTGGGCGAACGCCTCCGGCGAGTCGAGCACGACGGTGATGCCATGCGGGGCCGGCGGCGCGTCGTCGCCCATGACAGCCAGATAGAGGCCGGTCAGCGCAACCAGGAGCGCGGTGATCGCGCCCATCAGTTTGGTTAGATCAGACAACGAGGCTGGACGTGCCTTTCGTTCCGACCTTGGATGCGGCGAACGACTTCAGCACGGCGAGGCCGGCTGCTGCAGCTGCAGCAATGGCCGTGTCGGTGGTGCTCAGGTCGGTCACAACGAACACTGCTAAAAAGGCTTCGCAGGCGGTCGCGGCCGCCCTCTCGAAAAGGTCCTTGTAGCTCATGTGGTTTGCTCCCCTTCTAATTTTTCATGGGTACGTGGGCCAACCACACCGTCGGCGGTCAGCCCGTGATTGGCTTGCCAGTCGGCGACGGCCTCAGCTGATCCGGGGCCGTACACGCCATCAACAAGCGCGCCGGTGCGCTCCTGGACCCAGGACACATAGGGGCCGCGTATTCGAGGCCGGCGGACCTTCAGGAGCCTGTACGGCGCGCTCTCGGCCTTCCAGACGGACTCGGGGGGCATAGGCCCCGCGAATATGCCGGTATGGCGGCCGGCCTGCACATGCCAGTCCTCGCCAGGGACGGTGCGTTGCAGTCCCCATCCGTCGAGCACCTCATGGACCTGGGACCAGGAGACAGGGCCGACGCGTGTCAGGTCGCACGCCCAGGCCCAGTTATCGGCGGGCTGGATCATGTGGTAGGACCCTCGGAAACCGGGCGCAATGACCCTGTCAGGGTCGGCCGCTAAATTCGCCCCGACTGCCCCGTTGCGCCACCTCGCGTACAGGTGCCGCTGCGCGTCCATCGAACGTGCCCCCGACTCGATGCGTACATGGTCGCGCATCAGCTGAGACGACCAGAACGCGCCCGCGAGCCTGAAAACAAGCACCGGGTGCAGGTGGGCGACGTCTTCGTCGCCGTCGTCGCGGTACGGCTCGAGGCCGGCTACCAGGTCGGCGTGTTTCATGCGGGTGGTGTCGGCCAGGTGATCGGTTCGGTGCGCCACTCGAGGTCGCGCAACGCCTGCCGATATATGCCCCATTCGGCCACCTGGGCGTCGGTGAGTGCAACGTCGGCAAGCTGCGTCCAGTCGGACTCGCCCAGAAGAGTGTCCCGGGCGACGCGGTGCATCGACGTCTCACCCGATGCGGCGATTCTGGCTGCTTCGGCCTCGATGGCGGCGTCGATGGGGCGGGTGATGTTGTCGTCGAGCCAGTCGAGGTCGGCCAGGTCGTCGCCTCGGATCGCCCACTCGGCATTCGGGGCGAGGTTCTCGAGGGCGAGGGCGTGATAGTGGGCGCTCATCCGGCCACCTCCATGACTACAAGGGTCGACGGTCCGACCTGGCCGGCTGTGCCGGCGACAGAACGGTTGATCGCTGCACTCCCGGTCGTTTCCGATCTGTAGAAACAGGTGAAGTTCTGTTCCGCTACCGACGCCGGCGATTCCTTACAGATCAAAACCGTCGAGTTGCCAGAATAGGTCGTAGCGCCGTTGCCGCAGTAGAACCAGACCGGGTCGAGGCTCAGGGCGGACCCTTCGCGCTGGATCTGGATGAACCCGCCGGTCGTCGTCGAATGCGACGTTTCGAACGATGCGAACACGAGCAGCGTCGAAGCTGTCGACTGCGGTGTTATGTCGACGGTCAGGTCGGTGATCTGCTGAAAATCGGTCGAACTCGTTATGTACGTCGTCTCGGTCTGGTCCGACACGATCTGGACGATCTTGGGCGACCCGTAGTCTGTGTCGGCGATCGACACCCACCCTGAACCGTCGTAGATTTGGAGCTGATTGACGTCAGCCAGGAAACAGAACATCCCCTCCGCTAATGTCGGTTCTCCGGCCCCGCCGAAGCCGGCGTCCCTCGCCGCCGAATCGGCGAACGTCATTACCACCTGGTTCGCGAGAATCGAGTTGACATCGGCGGCGTTGAGTACGTCGCCGGCGGACCAGTTCTTCGAGCCTGTCATTAGTTCAGCCTGTTCGTGTCGAGCACCCCGTACAGGGCGCTGTTGAGTATGAATGCGGCCAGGTCGTCGCCCTTCGCAAGGCTGAACGTGCCCACCGCCGCGTCCGGGGTGATGTCCCACGATACGCCTATGACGACACCCTCGTAGGTTTGCTGCGACCCGCCGCCCGGCGTCGTGTACTTCACGGTCGCCAGGTCCATGATCGACAGGTCGAACAGCGGGTCGTCGCCGTCGCCCGGTCGTAACGGCTGCGTCGTAATACGCGACACATGCACCGACGGTTTCTGATGCTGCCCGACCCAGGCGGCGGCCATGTCGGCCGTAGCGGCATCGGTGTCGTTGAGCAGGCCGGTGCGGCGCAGGCCCCGCAGGCCGTAGCTCGAGATCAACGCCGCGGACGCTTTGACGGTTTGTTCGTCGCCGCCCTGACGTTGCATCTGCGCCATCGTCCACACCGTTGCACCGCCAACGAGCACGTCGAGGTTTCTAAACAGGTACGTGCCGCCAGCCCCGGAGTCGTCGAATACGAACGCGGTCGTGAACGACGGCGTGCCCTGCGGCCGAAAGCACAGGTTGTTGAACTGGTAGTTGGCGTCGAGCATTCGGCCCTGGCGGCAGAACACGTCGCCGCCGTCTGTCTGCCCGAGCAGCTGCGCAACCTTCCCAGCGGATCCTTCGTGCTTGAGGCCCGTTTGGGTAGTGCGCCCTACGTTGGTGCCGTCCACGACGACCCAGTCGTCGCCGTGTTGGCCGACGGTCTGATAGTCCATGATCTCATCGAGCTGCGCTGACACGTTCGCGCCGGTGAACGCGATGCCGCCCGAGTCGTCCGGGTCGCCGAGCATCATCTGCGACAGCTGCCCCAGGCGGTCGATGATCTTGACCGTTAGCCGTGACTGTTTCGTGTCGATGATCTTTAGGTCGATGTCTTCGACCACGCCGGCGAACACGGTAGGCGGCCCGTAGGCGTAGACCTTCTCCGAATCGGACACGTACAGGCGGAACGCCTTGCCGATCCATTCCTCGTCGGTGAACGTGCCGCCGCCGCCTGGGGTGAACTTGCCGTCGTTGTTGTACAACTCGAGGGTGCCTACCCCTGCCGAATACGACGCCGCCTCGGCCGCTTTGCCGTACTTGCAGGTAAAGCCGGCGACGTCGGACAACGCAACCGAGCCGGCATCCAGCGCAAACGTGAGGTTGTACACCCAGGCCATTACAGGGACCTGGTGCCGACCGGCACGGGGCCGTTGCGGGCCTCGTACTCCTGCAAAGCGCGCACGACCGAGTCGCCGTCCGACCCGACCGGCATATAGACGTTCACGGTCATCGGTCCGCCGCCCATGCCGCCGCCGGCCCTGTTGAGCGGAATGACGGCCTCGGGGCCGGCCTCGCCGATCACCGCCAGGGTCGGCGCGGTCACGATGCCGCCCGCGGCCAGTAGCGGGATGCCGGGGATGTCCGGCGGGTTTATGTTGATGTCCGGTAGGAATCCGGGCATGTCGATGTCGATTTCGAGGAAGTTGTTCAGGTCGTCGATCGCGATGTTGACGAACCGGATCAGCGCGTTGGCGATGTCCTTGGCGAACGACGTCGCCCACTCGACTGCGCCACCGAGCGCGTCGCCTATGCCCTTTAGCAGGTTCAGTCCGATGCTTTTCCCGGCGGCCAGGATCCACCTAGCACCGCCGGTGATCGTGTCCCATAACAGTTTCGGCAGTCCGACGAACGCCTCGACTGCGAACACGACACCGTCGGCGAGGCCGTCGACTGCGGCCCGGAACAGGTCGAAGTGTTGGTAGGCGAGGACCACGCCGGCGACCATGGCAGCGATAGTGGCGACGAACAGGGTGATGGGGGCCGTCAGGATCCCTATGGCGACGTTCAGCGCGGTTGTGGCGACCGCCCAGGCTGTCGTGGCGACCGTTGCCGCTGTCGAAACGACCGTCCAGGCGACCGTGGCGATCTTGAACGCAACGAACGCGGCGGTGACGGCACCTATGGCGACGCCGAGGGTTGTTAGCAGCTCCTGGTTTCGTTCGATGAACGGTGCGACGCCTTCCATGGCGACGGTGAACTTGTCCATCAGCTCGAGCGCGATGGGACCCATCGCAGCCATCAACGAGTTCTTCATTATCGCGAACTTGTCCGACAGCGTTTCGGTGGCGTCTGCCTGGGCGTCGACGAGGCCGGTTCCGACGCCCAGGAGGCCGCCGAACGTCTCCAGCTCGAGGTTGCCGGAACGGATCGCGGACGTCATGCGCGCCCCGGCGGTACCGAACGCCTCCGACGCGAGCGCGAGGGCCTGCGTTTCGGTTTCGGCGTTGGCGATCTGTGCGACCAGGTCCTCGAACGCCTGGCGCGGCTCGCCGCCGGCCTCGGCGACATCTGCGAAGAACTTGGTCAGCGCCGGCCCGAGCTTGGTCACGTCCACGCCGGCCTGCTCGAGCATGCCGAACATGGCAATCGTTTCCTCGCCCGTGAACGCGGCGGTGGCGAACAGCGGGCCGAACTTCTCGAGCTGCCCGAGCAGGTTGTCCATCGGTGCGCCGGTCGCCTGAGCCACACGCACCAGGTCGCCCAACAGCTCGTCGGTTTCCTCGAGCGGAATGTTGAACTGCGTCATCTGCGCGTCGACGCGCGCTATCGCATCGCCGACGTCCATGTCGGCCACGCGGGCAAAGTCCAGGAACAGGCCCGTCGTCGCCTCGAGCTGGTCGCCGGTCGCTGCGAAGAACGTGTTGACGTCGGCGATTGCACCAGCGACCACCTCGGCCGTCTCAGGGACCGTCTTTAGGACGTCGGTTGCCTGGGTCTTGAGGTCCTCGAGGGCCGTCCCGGTCGCCCCGGTGCCCTTTATGAGGATGCCCTCCATCGCCTCGAAGTCGAGGCCGGCCTTCACGAACGCTGCGCCCATGCCGGCGGCGAGGCCGACGCCGGCCATCTTCAGCGACTTGAACGCCTTGGAACTCGCCTTCGAGAACTTCCCGACGTCCTTCTCGGCCTTGTCTAGCTGCTTCTTGAAGTCCTTCGCGTTCGCCGAAAGGGCTACGTCGATCTTCTGTGTCTTCTTCTTCGCCATTACGTCAGGCCCGCCTTCTTGAGCAGGTCGGCGATCATCTTGTCGTAGGCGTCGACCACCTCGTCGTGGACATCGTCCAGGGCATCAGACAGGAACGGCTGCGCTTCGATGTCTCGAGCCTCCCATCCGTAATGTATGGGACCGGCGTAGGGCACTTTCGACGTCAGGCCCGGAGTGCCGGCGTTGACCTTCGCACCGCCGGCCGATTTGGTCGCCTTGATCGTCTTTTGCAGGGCACCGGAA